AAAATTATAAAAATAATAAAAATATAAAAGACCCCCTTGTTAACCATTTACCCTTTAAGAAAGTGTAATTTGATTTACATGTATAATTTAATTAATAATATTTTAGTTCTTTAAAGACTAATTAACTTTTAGCCCGAATGCTGTATTTGGATTATGAGAGGTTATGACCCTCTCTCCATTTACTGAACGGATACTATCAAAGAAGCGTTATGTAATATAGCAGATGTTTTTACACACACTATATTATACACGGTTTAGTACCTATTATTATTATTAATTACTTTATATTTGTTTATCACTTTATGTGATTATTATCGGATTTTTGTTAATTCGACATTGATTAGGTTTAAGGCCATAATCAAGGCGGAATTGTATGATCCGTCTTTAAGCTACTTGTAGCATAGGGGATGACCCCATACCGGAAGGCAACCGTAGACTCCACCCAAAAAGATTAAGATGAGTACAACTAATATAATATACGATTTTAACCAAGACTACGCACTATGTGCCCAAAATGAACGTAAAACTAATGTTTTTAAAAATATGTGGAATAATATATTTAGAAAAACTAGCAAACACAAATTTATTATGGATAGACAGCGGACTCTATCAGAATTTCCATTGCTTGAAAAGCTATATGGAATTAACCTGTATGTTAAAAGTACTGATTTAAATAAAACTTACTATTTCTGCAACGTTTCTAGCGTTTCAGATTTAATTTGTAAAATTTCAACTGTACTTCATGGGGACGGCTTACCAAGTCGTCGCATACTCGAAAGTAGACTATATACTAGTTTACGAAAAGAAGTTCGCCCTTTGGGTAGCTTCGATGACCTAATAGAATATGGAATTCTAGAAGGTGATACTTTATTTATGAGACATTTTGATCTCGTGGGTGGTTGTGATGCTCATACTCTTCGTAAGAAAGAAGGGCATATTAAACACTCCAATCTCTCTCAATGTAATAAAACAAAATTTATAAAGAAATTTATTAAGGAAAAGATTAAGTATGAACAACAAGATGACACTGCTGTGTATTCTCCTGTTCAACAATCTTTTACTATAACAGAAGCAGATACTGATTATGTTATGAAACTTAGTGAAGATATTTCAATTTTTATTATTAATTTGAATAGAGCTAAGTCGGCTGCAGACTATTTATTAGCAGCAATATCGCTTTATCAAGCGAGATCGACGAAAAGTATTGTTGGTGCCTTATCAGAATTTATTTTGAAAAGCCTTGACATGAATTTTTTCTCAGATCTATCTTCCCATACTGACACTAGTGTTATGAATGCGGTAAGATCTGGTGATTTTGAAGCTCAGGATATGGAATATGTGTATTCTCAAGCTAAAATGTTTTATGGTTGTTACAAAAATTTTAAAACATCACCATTATTTAAGAAATTTCATACTTTGTTTCTTAATATACTCGCTCGCAACTTCTTAGAAGTAGCTAATATGAGCTTCGAAACTTTTAATTATGACGAATTTGAAGCAAAAGCAATTAAGCGTGATTTCAAAGATAACTTTCAATTTATTGATTGTATCATGGACACTGCTTTTTTCCTAATAGATCAAATTCAATTGTGTTTCACAACCGGTAGCTTGACACCACTCCTTTATGGAGGTGGTAGTCATGCTAAATGGTTTGAAAATGCACACAAAGTTAAAAGTGATTATAAAAGTATAAATAATCCTGATTTATATCGGGATACAGCTGTAGCTGTAGATGAGCATCAATTTCTTAGTGATTTAGATAAATCTATTGAAACTGGTAATGAACTCATGAAACAATCTCAGATTTTAGATATTAGAGCTAAGGGAGCTATTTGCTCTCTTGTTAATGACTTAAAAGATATACTTAGAGAATATCTAATCGATGAGAAAATTTCAAAACCAAAGGTAACACCTTTCTTAACAATGGTTTTTGGAACGCCAGGTATTGGTAAAAGTTCTGTAATGAACACTATTCGTGTTTTTATAAACCATTTACAAAAGAAATCTCCTGATATGAGATTTTGTTATGTTAGAAACCCAGAGTCTAAACACTGGAATGGTTTCAAATCATATCAACACACTCTTATTATAGATGATGTTGCTTTTAAAAACCCAGACAAAAGTCCAATGGGTGATGTGTCTATAGCAGAAATTATACAAGTAAAGAATCCTATGTCGTTCGTACCTGAACAAGCTTCTTTGGAAGATAAAGGTAAGAATCCATTTTTAGGAACTAACATTGTACTTTCTACAAATACAGATCACTTAAATGTTGAATTATCATATGCCTACCCTATGGCAGTCATGCGACGATTCGATTTTTGCATTGAACCTGTTGTTAAAGAAAAGTTTAGAAAATCAGGATCTATGATGCTTGATTCAAACTTGACTGATGGAACTGAAGATTATTGGGAATTCATCGTATTCGATTGGGTTTCACAATCTGCTGATCCTACTAGTTATCAACATTCTAAACCAAAGCGTCGTAACATTACTCGTTTAACGAATATGAATAAGATGCTAAAGTACCTCAAAGTTTTGGTTGAAAAACAAATGCTTAATGAAGAACGTATGGAAAAATCTAATAATCATATATCAAGAGAATCCTTATGTTCCACATGTGGTGTTTTCTCTAAATTTTGTGATTGTTTTGAAAATCAGTCCTTAGTTAGTGATTTATGTTCAAAAGCTTTTGATTATGTACGCCCTGCTAAGCCAGGCATAGATATTCAATTCTTTAAAGATCAATATACAGCTATGACTGAAAAACATCCAGATTATCGTGACTTCTTTACAGAAAAGCGAGACAATCCAATTTATTTAAAACTATTTCTTGATGGTTGTATTATGATATTAAATATCACCACACACCAACTTTTCTTCTGTAGTGTGGAAAAAGGTGTAATCAAAGTGGGTAAGGTAAAATATCTTGATGCTAATACCATTAGTAATGGAGTTATTTGGACGCTGGATAAACAACATGAATGTGTTGAGTACGACGCAAACAAAGGTTGGGCTATTTGTAGTCCTCTTGAAAGCGGTGTACACAACAGAAATGGTTTCTACAACGCATACCAAGTTCATGCTGCTCAACAAGGGTTTTTCCCTTATTTGGTAGCTGTGGCTCAATCGTTGTTGATGTCCTTCATCTGTGATAGATCATTTATTTTTAAAATTTTCTATGCTTTATGGCGCTGGCAATTTTTTCAAGTGATGTTTAGTTTTTTCTTAAGTTCTATACTAGGTAAACACCATTTTGGTATGCTACTTATGAAAATTGTTACTATTAAGTACGATACCCGTTTGGGTAAACTAACAGCACTTAATGTTATTAAAGGTGCTATGGGAATATACATCGGTTACAAATTTAGTCGTATTATGGTTGATTATTTCACACCACAAACAAAAAAATTTGATGAACAAGGTAATTCTCATCCAGCAATGCTTTCTGGCAAGAAATTTGAAGTCACAAATGACGAAAAAGAGAGTGTTTGGACCAAAGTTGATTATGAAACTACTTCTTTTGAAGTTAGTCCTAAGACAACATCATTCAAAAGTTTAGATAAGGAACAGTTAATGGGCATCCTGAGCAAACAAATTTATAGTGTCACTATAAAGTATGTTAAGGATGATACATTGAAAGCAACTGATAGCAAGTCTATAGTTGTTTGCGACAATATATTTGCTTTTAGCAACCATTGTGTACCAAATCTAACGACACCATTAACTTTTGAGTTAACAAAATCCATAGCCACTGCTTCTGTTAATATGAACAGAACTATCATTATTAATGAAAGTCAAATTCATAGATATCCAGAAAAAGATTTGTGTTTAATACAAATACAATCCATGGCACCTCATAAGGATATCCGAGACATTTTTGTTAAGGATGCACTAAGAGGTTCTTTTAATGGTTTCTTCTTAACCCGAAAGAAAGATGGTTTTATTGATTGTAATAGAACTAACCATATAGGAATTCTTGATGAAAAAGATGCTGTTAAGTTTGATAACATACCTATTGAAGGCATGACCTACCAAGCTATTGCAGCTGATTCTTTTTATAAAGGATATTGTGGAACACCACTTATAGGCACCACCATGATGGGCCCAGTTATTCTGGGTCTACATTATGCTGGTGGTAAAACTGGTGAACATAGCAAATATTCTCGTACCACTAGAATCACTAATGAATTCATTCATGAAGCAACAAATAAAATCAAACATCATATGATAGACTCGCACAAACCAGACTTTATGGTCCAGCAATATGGATATAATATGGGCACTTTGCACCATATGAGTCCATTTAGATACCACAAAACTGGAGAAGCAGCCGTCTATGGAACTTTGAATAAACCTTTTCGTAAAGGAAAATCCTTAGTTGAACATACACCTATGTTTGAGATTGCTCTTGAATATGGTTATACAGAAAAGTTTACAAAACCTGTCATGAATTCATGGCGACCTTGGCAAAATTCTCTTAAAGAGATTATAAAACCAATTGTCGGCATGGAAGAAGGACGCATGATTGAATGTGGAAAGCAGTTTTTAAAACATATTTTGAATAACCTTAAACAAGAGGACTTAGAGGAACTCTGTGTAATGCAAATCTTTGATGTTGTTAATGGTGTGTCCGGTGCTAGATATATTGATAAAATCAATAGAAATAGTTCTGCCGGTTATCCATTCAACAAATCTAAGAAGCATTTCTTAGTTCCAGCTGATGCTACAGAAACAGCACCAGATCCAGTGGATGTCAGTGACGTCATACTTGATCAAGTGCTTAAGGCTGAAGAATTAGCCAAACTAGGAGTTATGTCCCATTTTATAGCTTCGGGATCTTTAAAAGATGAGGCTTTAAAATGGAAAAAGGTTTTAGATGCTCTTACTCGCGTATTTTACACGGGTTCTTTCCCACAAACTATTCTTGTACGTAAATATTATTTAACAATCATTCGTTTGATTAATAAAAATAGAGAAGTATTTGAATGTGGAGTTGGGACAGTTGCACAGTCTGAAGAATGGAAAGCTCACAGAGATTATCTTACTACTTTTGGAGAAGAAAGATGTTTCGCTGGAGATTATGCCAAATTCGACAAGCGTATGTATGCATGTGCAAAATACCAAGCATTTTATATCCTTATTGAGATTGCCAGAGTTGCTGGTTTTGAACAAGAGGAATTAAATGTTATGTGGACTTTAGCATATGATATCATATACCCTACTGTAGAATATTGTGGAGATATAACATCTCTACCTAATTTGCAAACATCAGGTCATCCTTTAACAGTTGTTATCAACAGTTTAGTAATAGCTTATATATTAGATATGTGTTTTCAAAACTTTCAGATGCTGAAGTGTCAGCACCTAAACTTTCTGAATTTAACAATCATGTTAAACTTTTAA